CCCGCCACTAGCACTTCTGACGTTCACTGGAGCAAGAAACAACCTAAAGTAGGAATGTCTGGTAAGATTAAGAAATACGGTCAACCTATGATATTCAAAGCTATGGTGCGCCGTAAGGATACGAATGAAGCAACAGTCTATTACAAAGCAATCAAGAAGCGCGTTAAGGCAGTAAGTCGTACAAGCGCAATGGGCGACGGTTCGGACGGGAGTGAGTAATGGGTATAGGAATTAAGATTGCGATTGCTGCAATCCTATTCTCAATAGTGTCTGGAGGATATTTCTATATCCAAGCACTAGAAGGGAAACTAGAAGCAGCCGCCGAAGTTCAGCAACGCATGGAAGGCGTGATTGAACAACAGAAAATGGTTCTCGAGCAGAATCAAAAAGATATTGAGAAGATGCAAGAACTCAACAGTGGTGTAGCCAAAGTTGCAGAAGATGCACAGATAGAAGCTAATGCGTTGCGCAATAAGTTCAGTCGCCTCAATGGTCTTGTAAAGAATAATCCAGGCGAAGCAGAAATGAGAGTCAATCGTGGAACGAAAGATGCGCTGCGCTGCAATGAAATCGTAACAGGTTCGCGCTTGACAGCGGACGAAATCAGTGGTAAGATACAGAATAACATTTGTCCTGAACTCATAAAGACTAAGGCTCCTAAGAAGGAGGCAGCGAAATGAGAATAGCTCTAGTTGCACTCTGTAGTCTTTTCTTAGCAGGATGCAATCAAACAGTTAAGGTATTAGACAAACCTGTGCTTATTGATAAAGCCGAACTTGTCCTCCCAACCACCCCGCCAGTAGTCCAAGCAGAAATGACATGGACCATCATTACGCCAGAGAATTTCCTGCAAAAGATTAAAGAGCTCGAAGGCAAACAAGACGTGGTCTATTACGCCTTAACAGCCCAAGGCTATCAGAATCTTAGCATGAATATCGCTGAGCTGCGTAAGTACATACAGAACCAGAACGCAGTCATAGCAGCCTACAAAGAATATTATAAAAAGAAAGCGAAATAACTCTTGACATCCTTCCTAGGACTTATTATAATGAACCTATGTCTACTATCACTGATCATAAATATGCGAACATGATTTCTCACAAGCTTCTGCTGTTCAAGCGGAAGTCTGAGAGGGTCTATAACTTCCGCTGCCCGTTCTGTGGCGATTCGCAAAAGAACAAATTGAAAACCCGTGGCTATCTGTTCGAGAAATCGGGCGGATTAATATATAAGTGTCATAATTGTGATGTCGGTACTAATCTTTATAAACTTATTGAGCTCGTTGATCCTAGTCTTGCCAAAGCGTACAGACTAGAATCATACAAAGATAAAGTCGAAGCTGGTAAGACAGACGACTTCATTATCCCAAAGACGGAAACTCCGCGCCCTAAGATCATTCTAGATGAAATGTTGCCTAGGCTCGACGAGCTTCCGGCGACGCATCGTGCTGTCGAATACGCCAAAGGTCGTAAGATTCCTAAGGAACGCTGGAACGACCTTTATTACGCACGCGACATGAAGGTGCTAGAAAAACTTAATCCTGCATATGAAGGACGTATCGTTTCAGACGAGCGTCTTGTGATACCATTTCGTCGTGAAGATGGATTGCTTACTGGCGTCAGTGGTCGCGCCATGGGTAACTCATCATTGCGATATGTAACCATTCGTATCACAGACGATCCTTTAATCTATGGTCTCGATCGCGTGTCTCGCGGGAAAACTATATACGTTGTAGAAGGACCCATCGACAGTATGTTCCTTGATAATGCCATTGCGGCTGGGGGAACAGACTTCGCGCGAGCCCTATATAATGTTTCTGGTGAGGAAGTCGTACTGATATTTGATAATCAACCAAGAAATAAGCAAGTCGTAAAACGTGTAGAATCTTTTGTGCCTCGTGGACATAGTATGGTTATTTGGAATTCGTCGTGGACATATAAAGATATTAATGATGCTATTATGTCAGGACTCAACAGTTCGCAAGTTGAGTATCTGCTAAATAAATCCACGTTTAAGGGCTTAGCTCTTAGGCTTGCAATCCGAGATTGGAAAAAGTGTTAACGCAAGACGCAATGTCTGCGAACGATAAAGAACATCTAAAGAAAAGAAACGGAGTACCTATGTCGAATTCCCTACCAACCCTTTACCAAGAATTTATTCACTTATCAAGATATTCAAGATTTTTATGGAGCGAGGGTCGTAGAGAAAGTTGGCAAGAAACTATTAGTCGTTTCTTTGATTTCTTCGAGGGTCATCTTAAAGAAAACCATAGCTATGATATTACTGCGTTGCGTGCTGAACTTGAAGACGCAGTTCTATCACAGAAGGTGATGCCTTCGATGCGTTGCGTTATGACTGCTGGTGAAGCGCTCAAGCGCGAAAACATCGCAGCATATAACTGTTCGTATGTTGCTATTAATAGCCCACGTTCATTCGATGAGATTCTATATATCCTCATGAACGGAACAGGCGTAGGATTCTCTGTCGAGTCAAAGGACGTTGAGCAGCTTCCTATGGTTTCTGAAGATTTTCATCTATCAGACACTACTATCATGGTTGCCGATTCCAAACTTGGTTGGGCTAAGGCTCTCAAGGAATTAATTGGAATGCTTTATGTTGGCCAAATTCCACGTTGGGATTTGACTAAGATTCGTCCTGCTGGAACTCCGCTTAAGACGTTTGGTGGTCGTGCTTCTGGTCCTGAACCGCTAGACGCATTGTTCAAGTTCTGCGTTGATATCTTCAAGAAAGCTGCTGGTCGTCGTCTAAACACATTGGAGTCCCATGATATCGTTTGTAAAATTGCTGACATCGTTGTTGTCGGCGGTGTTCGTCGCTCCGCTCTTATTAGTCTCTCTGACCTGTCTGACGATCGTATGCGCGTGGCAAAGTCTGGTCAGTGGTGGATGGACCAGTCCCAGCGAGCACTAGCTAACAACTCCGCTATCTATAAGGAAAAGCCAGATATCGGTTTGTTCATGGAAGAGTGGAAGTCACTCTACGAGTCTAAGTCTGGCGAGCGTGGCATCTTCAATCGTGCGAGCGCGAAGGCTACAGTTATCAAGCATGGTCGCCGCAACCCTGATTATGATTTTGGTACCAACCCATGCTCTGAGATTATTCTGCGCGACAAGGAATTCTGCAATCTATCCGAAGTTGTTGTGCGTGATACAGACACGATGGAAACTCTCAAGGAGAAGGTCTATTGGGCTACCATTCTTGGTACATGGCAGTCAACACTAACTGGATTTAAATATCTATCATCATCTTGGAAACGCAACTGCGAAGAAGAGCGTTTGCTTGGTGTATCTATGACAGGAATTATGGATAATGACCTCACAAACGGAAAACTTCCAGGAATTGAAGGACGCTTGGCAGAACTACGTCAAGTTGCAGTCGCCACGAATGCAAAGTTTGCTAAGGAATTGGGTATTCCGCAATCTGCTGCTATTACCTGCGTTAAGCCTTCCGGTACTGTTTCTCAGCTTACTGATGCTGCTTCTGGTATCCATGCTCGTCATAATCCTTATTATATACGCACCGTTCGAGCTGATAAGAAGGATCCACTGGCTGCTCTCATGATTGATGCCGGCATCCCAGTCGAAGATTGTGCGATGCGTCCTAACAATGTGTATGTGTTTTCTTTCCCAATGAAAGCTCCCACGAACGCTGTGTTCCGTACGGATATGACTGCTATTGAGCAACTACAACTCTGGGTCACTTATCAGGATCACTGGTGCGAACATAAGCCATCCGTTACTATTTCCGTTAAGGAACATGAGTGGCTCGACGTTGGGGCTTGGGTCTATAAGCACTTCGATAAGATGTCTGGTGTTTCATTCCTCCCGTTCTCTGATCACGTGTACGCGCAAGCGCCGTATCAAGATTGCACGAAGGAAGAATACGAAGCGTTCGCTGCTAAGATGCCTAAGAATATCGACTGGAATCGTTTGAGAGATTATGAACAGACTGACACTACTACTGGAGCACAGGAATTGGCTTGTGTGGCTGGTGGGTGTGAGATCTAATCATGGCAGAGAAAGATATTTCCTGCCCATGCGGTGAATGTGAATATACTGTGGTTTACGAAAAGCGCGGAAAGAAACTGGAGCCAGTCTACTGTCCTTTCTGCGGAGCCGATGCCGAAGAAGATTTAATCGAAGAACTAGAGGAAGACGAGGATTAAATTATGAAACAGTGGCTATATTATAGTTGGGTGAAATTTAAGAACTGGGTCCTCTTTACGACGTGGAGAATGTTCCATAGTAAAGAGGACCGAGAAGAACTGGTGAAGTTATACAACGAAAGGCTTTTCCGAGAATATTCTATGAAAGCTTACGTTGATCTTATAACTGCGCAGAACAAAAATAAAGATGAATCTGCGGATTTATCAGGGTTGAGTTGGTATATCGGTGATTTGAAAGCCGATAGGTTTGATATTGTAGATGAGTACTACAAAGCTAAGGAAAAGAAAGAAGAATAATGATTTCATTCATCATACCATGCTATAACGAAGAAGCGCATATCAAAGATTGCATACGTTCTATTCGTAAACATGTGTGGTACGTGC